TGTTGCCTGTTGTGCTATTCAATACAGCAGTGGTTGTGGTGCCTGCGTCAACTGTAGTGGCAGTTAAAGTTGTAATATTTCCGTTGGTACTATTTAAATTTGTAGCATACCAACTTTGAACATTGCCGGTAGTCATTGTTGCATTGGACAATGCAGAAATATATCCACCACTGATTACTGCATTACCAGAACTAAAATTAGTTGCTACCAAAGTTGTTGCTACAGCATTGGTAAAATTCAATGCGGTTGCTGTAATACTAGAAGCGGTAACTGCTGTTACTGCGTTTAAATTTCCAATTTTGATGTTAGCGTAACCAGCGTTGTTGATACTAACAACACCTGTTCCGGTGTCTGTTGTTGCTATGCCAGTAAATGCTGAGTCAGCTTCGCTCCAGACCCAGGCAGTATTTACTGCACCAAAACTGTTTAAACTTGCTAGATTTCTGTTGACCAAAATACCAATTGTGTAATTAGACAACGAACCAGTATATCCATTGTTAAAAATTACAAAAGGATCTGAAATGTATGTGTTAATTGCGTTGATGTTACTGCTTGTGCCAGTAACAGTAAGATTACCAATAATGCTTAAATTTGAGCTGATAGTCAAATCTGTGGCAAATAAACTCCCAACTAGTGTTTGACTTGCAATTTTTGCTGCTGTAATAGTAGCATCGGTAATTTGATTATTTTTAATTCGTGTGACAGCCATTGCTGATCCTTTTATAAGGTATTATCAGTATTTAGCCTAGAGTTGGGTGTTAAGGTTTAGACAACAAAATAGGTTTTTTGCAGCTTGATATTGGCAGTTCCGGAGACAGTATTTGCCCATAATCTCACAGTGGTACCAGAAATATTGGCAATAAATGTTGTTAATGTACTTCCTGTAATCACTCTATCAACATTGCTTACTGCCACAGTGGCTCCCATATGTACTACAGCAAATTCTGCAAATTCAGCTGAACTGGCTGCTGTTGTTGTAGTCATGTATTTTGCGGACCTATAAATTGCTTGATCAAAACTATCAATAATTACAGGAGTAGTGGTTAATGACACATTTGCCGAATTAATTTCTTGAGTATTTTCTGCTGTAACTGTACCAGCAGCAATATATCTAATGCTAACAATATCTGTGCTTAATGGTATTTCAGTAAAGGTTATTTGTGTTCCAGCAACAGTATAAGCCACACCCGGTTGCTGTAATGTACCGTTAATACTTACAATAATACCTTCGGCTGTGGTACTATAATCTAGGGTAAACGCTGTGCTTACTCCGTCCGGAGTAATGGTTTGATTGTTAATTTGACTTAACAAGCTTATCCATCCTGATCCGGTATAAACTTCCAATGTATTTGTGCTATTGTTCCATCTAATAGCACCACCGGTTACTGGTGTAGGCTGTTGATCAGTTGTGCCCGATGGTAATTGCAAAGCACTGGTTGCAGCTATGGTTACTACATTGTTTCCATTACTCAACAAAGGACTCAGTACAAGATTTCCCACAGTGCTTGAAACGGTTAAGCTTGACAAGTTTATACTACCAATATTGGCAGTTGTGATTGTTGCATTTGCCAAAGCGGAAATATATCCGCCACTTACGACTGCATTGCCTGAACTAAAATTAGCGGCGTATCCAGTAGTAATATTTGATGCAGTTGCATTAAGAGCGGTAGCATACCAATTTTGTACATTACCTGTTGTTGCTGTTATATTTGCAAGGTCAGAAATATAACCACCGCTTACAAGTACATTACTCGAACTGAAGTTTGTTATTTCACTGGTCGTTATATAAGCATTAGTTAATGCAGAAATATATCCGCCAGAAATGACTGCATTGGCAGTGCTGAAGTTTGTAGTTTGTCCAGTAGTTATGTTAGATGTAGTGGCATTTAGTGTGGTTGCATACCAAGAAATAGTATTGCCAGTTGTAGCTGTTACATTAGTTAACGCACTAATATATCCACCGCTTATGACTGCATTACCTGTGCTAAAATTGGTAGCCTGTGCTGTTGTGGCTGTTAAATTGGCCAAATTATTAATGTACCCGCCACTGATAACAGCATTGGCAGTATTAACAGATCCAAATGCGCCTGCAAATGTAACTCCTATATTACCAAAAATAGAACTGCCGCTAATGTTTGTAATATTGCCGCTAAGATTGGTTGCAAAGAGGTTACCGGCATATAAATTACCACTTACGCCTGCGCCACCAATCACTACCAAAGCACCTGTGTTGACGCTCGATGAAGCAGTACCCGACGCAGCTACTAAATTACCAAATATTTTAGCAACTCCAGAAACATTTGCTGTCCCGGTCACTGTAAAAGTGTCAACTACAGAATTGGTGTTGACACCAAATCTAAAGTTGGTAAAATCCATGTAGGCGAGCGGTTTACCATTTGTAGTAAACGCAAGATCCGTGCTTTGTCTATCTAGATCGCTAAAAAGTAATGCGCCGCTTATTCTGCCAATGGCCATTGCTGGTCCTTATGCAGCATCAGTGCTGTTGAGATTGTGTACTACTACGATTTTGTTAGGGTTAACACCTGGGGCTGGCGGCGGACCAGTAAATGTAATTGTGGTTGATCCATCAACTGTATAGTTAGTGGTTGGTTGCTGATAAACACCACCAATAGAAACTAGCACAGCACTAACACTTGATTCGGCTTGACTCATAGTAAAAGTGGTAGTAATTCCATCACCGGTGAATTCATCCACTGTGATATTGACTGAACCAATTTTGGCTACTTGATTCCATACTCCAGCAAAAAACATTTCTATTTTATTATTGGAAGTATTAAATCTAACCTGGCCATTTACTGGTTGATCAGGGCCAATACTATTACTACCCAATGGTAATTGTATGGCATAACTACCACCTTCCAATTGAGTATTTTTAAGATAGCGTCCCATTTGTTATACACCTATAGTGCTGATAGTTGCCACAATTGAATTACCTACATTTGCATTTGCTCTAATAGAATCTCCAGGACCCAACACTAATTTTTCCCAATCAACTACATAGGTATCACCGCTGGTGATTAATTTATTTTTATAAACAATGTTGTTTGCATTGGCTATAAACCCTGCAGGAACAACATGCAAGGTAAATGCAGTTGCAGCAGCATTGGTATTACAAAAGTACATTGTAGTTACTGCGACCCCACTGATGCCTGTTGATGCTAAAACATTAGCTGCTGCTTGTCCTGTATCTACTAAAACTGTGTTATGAATTGCCATTTTTAATCCTTATAGTACCAATGCGTAAACTTGTGCGCTAGTCACTGCGGTTGCACTGCCGGTTTGTATTGTTTCAAAAGTTGTACCATCATTAGTAAGTGTCCAGGCTCCTGTAGTTTCGTTCCATACTATGGAAACATTTGCTAACGATCCTCTGTCAACTGCCAACCCTGCAGTATTTAATGTTACGCCCGGTCCGGTCTCGCCAGCATTTACTGTTATGATATTATCAGTAATATTAAGATCTGTTTTTGTTACCGCAGTTGCATTGCCGCCAACATACAGATTTCCTTGAATAAAAACTGTGTTAGTAGCCAGAGTAATATTTGCACTGGGGGTAATTTTATTAGTAATTGTGTAGTCTGTATTGAGACTTTTTACTACGGCCATTTTTTGGATCCTTATTAAATGTATTTATGCACAGTTTTAGTTTGGCTTATTCAATAAAAAACCCGCCGAAGCGGGTTTATTTTGGTACTATTTCTTTTAGTGTGTAAACACGTTAGCAAATGTACTAGTGGCCACATAATCGCTTCCACGATATCTATAACGTACATCGTTTTGATCCCAGACAAATTTGTTGCTGATACGGCTAGCATAAAAAGCTGCATTACTTGTATTGTACCCGGCAATAGCAACTGTGCTTGCAGTACTGCCTGGAGTACCATTTGCTGCATCTGCGCCGGCTGCTACTGTACAAATTGTAGCACTGGCATTTGAGTGAGTGTGATTTTCTATTGCACCTACTGCATTGGCTACAAAAAACTGAGTTGAACCTTTTTGTGCAATGATGTATGCGTTGGCATGCAAAATACCTGCTGAATCTCTGTACTCGGCCTTGATAGTTTTAACACCTGTAGTTGTGATCCACTGTGGACGACCACCTGTACCACCAATAATGCTATTGCTCACTGTTGGGTTAAACACTTCCTGGTCAACTAGTGTACCGTCGTTTCTTTTGTGACTGATTTTTAAACCTCTTGCCATTTTGATTTCTCCTTAGGTTAGCGTTCTAGGCCTACGCGGTTGGCGCCGCAATAAGTTCTCTGTTACGAGCGAACTAACTATTTATTTAAAAGTTGGTTAAATCGTCCAATGCACATTTTATCTATACTATCACTGTAAAAATGATCACAGTTGTTTTCTAATCTCAGTTTAGTACTTGGATCGTGAATAAACTCTTCAAAATTTGTAGTATATAGTTTGTCAATTAAATTATGTACTTTGTTTATTCTTTCTGGCCAGAGTTCAGGAAATCTATGATTGGCTCCTAGTCCTATATTATCATATTCGTTGTGATCAACAAAATCATAAAATAAATCAAACCCTAGCTTTGTTAAAAAGGCACAGCACCCGGCATGTGCCAAATATACAGGAATCTGTTTTGATACAAACGGCTTAAAACTTTTTTCCGACAAGATCTCAATCTCCATACTGTGTTCCATTACAAGGTTGCAGTAAGCATCAACATGACCTGGAAATATAGTATTCATTGCACTGCGAGACTCTTGGTTATACAAGTCAGATTTATAAAAATTAATTGTATGTTTTATTTGTTCATTCCAAATTTCAATTTGATCTTGGTTAATTTTTCCTATGTTATGTAAATCTAATTTTGATATTTCTACATGTGGGTGATCGTAAATTGAAACAATCCAGTCTTTCCGATATCGCCTAAAGCACTCAATATAGTTGTAAATTTTTTCAGATCTATAATTACTCATATTATTACAGGAAAAGTTATATTTTCTGTCAATTGGCCAATTAAATTCACGATACTTGTTTCGCAATGCGTTATTTCGTAACTCAAAATACCAATTGGGGTAAAAACATTCGTTGGACGAAATATCGTCCCAATGTTGATAATCAGAAGTTAAAAAATACAGGTCAAGATTCAGTTGATTGGCCGTTTCTACAATTTCACTTTTTGCATTAATATATTTTTCGTCGGTGTCAAAAAAAGGATGCTGTTCGACTACTAGTAATTTGTTGTAATTTGCGGCCACCCAAGTCAAATGATCATTTATTAAATGATGTCTGTCTGGGGAATACATGCAATTATCAAAATCAAATAAACCTAGATTATTATCTTTTGCCCATGCACTAATTAAAGGACTATACTTGTCTAATCTGTGTGCGTAATTGAAATAAAAAACTTCCATTAAAATACTTAGCCAACAAAAAAGCGCCTTGCGGCGCTTTAATGTTTTCCCATCCCGAGTGGAAATTACTGGAACGATAGGTTAGAAACAGCAATCTCACCTAGGTAGTCAGCTGCATTACCGAACGATGATGCTGTGTTTGTTAACTCAACATAACCGTAACGTGTCATAAAGCCTACTACTGGTTCAAATGTGCTAGGATCTAGAACAACACCAGAACTCATTAGAGGAATATATGGGCAGTAGAACGCGGCTGCATCAGCCTCGCTTGAACCCTTATAACCAACTAGAACTGCCTGGCTATCGTTAGCATAGCTGTCAACATAGATACGCATAGCGCCATTCAATGTACCAACAAACTTGGTGTTTGTAGGTGCTTCAAATGTACCTTCTGTTGTACGAGCAAATGCTGAAGTTGTTGCGCTTTGTAGTACAGTTAGAGCTGCTGGACTTACAACTGCCCAGTTACCAGCGCCACGACGTGTACGTGAAGCGATTAGGTTTGCTGTACGATTGATTAGAACAGCTAGTGCAGCATGCTCGTCACCAACGAATGTAGCAGTACCTGATACAGCAGCTTGGTCATATGTGAACTCAGTTGCTGCTAGGCTACGCAATGAACCTAGAACTTCTTGGTCGATCTCAACTGTGATCTCTTGTGCTAGTGCTGCCATGATTTCTGCTTCGATGTCAAGACCGTGCATGGCTTGTGCATCTTGTGCAGCTTCGAAAGTCCAGCGAGCTGATAACTTACGAGTCTTGGCTTCAACAACTTGCTTCAAGATTTGAACGTTGATTCTGTTACCTGGTACACCTTCTAGTGTACTAGTTGTAGCAGCACGTCCGGTTGTAGCTGTACCACCTGGAGTTAAACCAGAATAAGCAACAGCAATCTTGAATGGGCTTAGTGCTTCATCACCAGCTGTGGTACCAGTAGCGTATGGGCTAGCTGAATCAGTGGTGTTGTCAGCGTAACGTACACGTAGTGTATGAATCTGAGCTACTGGACCTGTCATTGGCTGAACACCAACGATTTCGTTTGCAATAACTGTTGGCATAACACGACGAATAACTGGTAGAATTACGCGGTTTAGTGTTGCAACGTTTGAAGCAGCAGTGGCGCCTGCAGTTGCAGCTTCAGTCAAGTGCTTGCGGGTGTTTTCAAGAATTACACCCATTGTGGTTCTTTTTGAACCATTTAGGCCTTCTAACAGGGCTTCTTTTGTTTCGCCCCAACGGCTTTCTAGTAGTGCTTGTGACATAATTTTCCTTTTCTCCTATTTAGGGTTCACTTTAGCCCTGCTAAACGCTTGATTTCAAAAACATTAGTATTGTTTTCTTCAATCAAGAATGCATTAGCAGATTTATCACCAGTTACTTCTACACGACTTTCGTTGATCATAGTTTTGGACTTTGATTCAACTTTTGCTGTGTTGTTCAGTACAGCTGGTAGATACTTGTCATATGTGCTCTGCAATTTCACAGTTTGCACACTTTCAAGAAGTTCGCTCATTATTGTAGCTTTCTCCTTGTTTAACGGTTGCAATAGATTTGCAAGAATTTCCTTGCGCTCTGTTGATTCCTTAATAACTCTTATCTCTTTTTCTTTTGATTCAACAATCATTGCAGATTGATCAGCTTGCTGTCTAGCTTCTGACAGTGCTTGCTCTTTTGCTGCAATAACAGCTTGTAGCTTGCGAATTTCTTTGTTCTCGTTTAAATGAGTTACAGCGAATTCACTTGCAAAAGCTTCAAAGAGTTGACGACCAAACATGTTCTCACGAGCCATTTGGATATCTTCTTTGAGTTGAGTCATTTCTGACTCTAGTTTACTGGTAATTGATTCTTTAACTAGTTCTGCAGAACGAGCAATGAAATTCTGTTGCAGTTCAGCAAGTTTATCTTTAGCACCAGCAATTAGACGAACTTTTGTCTCAACCACTGCCTGCTTGTCTTGCTCAAACTCTTGAATTTCTTCTGCCAAAGACTTGATCACAAATGACTCTAGCTTACTAACACTATTTTCATATTGCTTACGGTCTTCACGTAATTCTCTAATTTCTTCGGCCAGTTTGCCAACCATGAAATCATTAAACTTTGTGCTGCTTTCCATCATGTGACTTTTAAATTTCACACGATCTTCGGCTAGTTTTTGTTTCTCTACAGCAAATTCTTGTAACTCACTGTGTAGAGATTCAGTTACCATTTTGTCTAGAGCTTCAACCATAACTTGTTTGTCATGCTGATAGCGAGTGGCAAACTCTTCACGAAGTTCTGCGCGAACTGTTTCACGAGCTTCAAGAAGTTTTGCTTCCCATGCTTCGCTAATAGCTTGCTTAGTATCTTCGTTTATGATGCCGCTGTCTACCAATGGTTTGATAGCATCTAATAACATCGGGTTTCTCCTATTTTAACTTAAGGTCATTGATAAGGCGTGTTATGCCTTCTTTCAGGTACTTCTGTACTTTTTGATCTTGTGTGGCATCACGAGCCACATCTAACACTCGGTGACCATGATGCATATTCATCAAGCTCTCATAGATTGCTTTGGGGTATGCATTAGGGGCACTAGGCTGTGCTACAATGTCAACGGTAATGATATCAAAACCGCTTACATGTCCGTTGTCGCCAACTTCTCCGCTTCCTCGACTACTAACACCCAACTTGACACCTGAGGTGATCATGGCTTTTACAAGCTCACCCATTGGTGTTGGTAGGATCTGTAATTTACCGTGTCCGCACGGACCGTCCATCCACATACCTGTAATCATATGCGACACACGATCCAAATTAATCTTTAGGTCATCAGGGTGATCAACTTCGCCAAGAACACTGTGTCCGCTCTTGATCTGTTCGTTGATAGTTTCTACGGCTCTAGAGATTTCATGAAGAGGATAAACACGCTGGTTGGCATTTTTTACCCCACCTTGAATGAATATCCCTTTCATATACAACTTCTTACCTTCGCCAAGCGCAGAATCTTCAGTCAACACTTCTATCTGTGCATGATCAAAGGTAAGATTTTCTCTTAGGTACAAAGCCATATTATTGCCCTAACTTAGTTGCCACCAGACTCGATGCTGTGCTTGTTAATGCCGCCTTCTTCGCCTGTTTTTGCTTTTGCTTTACCGCTAAATGCCTTGCCAGCATTTGCACCTGGTTTGTTTTCCCAGTTGCTGGCATCTTTAACATCTTTTACAGTGCCTTTTTTAGGAGCACTTGTGCCATCTGGTGCGCTTTCGCTGCCACCTTTAGCGATGTTTTGTGCTGTACCACCCATGTCGTTTTTGCCTGCAACAACTGATGAGTCATTTACATTGGCATGATCACCGCCTGTGCTGGTGCCTACAAGTGGACCGTTATTTGTACTAATTTTTTCTACATATTCACGCATTAAATCAACTGCGGTTTTTTGTAGTGGAGCACGGCGAGTTGATTCATAAAAAGATTCGGACATTTCTTTCTCGTCGTCTTCAGCTTCCATCATGTCATCCATGGATTCTTCGTCGTCTTCTTCGTCGTCCATGTCCATAGCATCCATGTCCATAGCATCCATTTCGTCGTCCTCTTCGCTGCCCATTAAAGATTCAAATTCAGCCTTTAATGCGTCTAGCTCTGACTCAAGATCCATAACTTTTTGTTCTAGATCGTCTTCGTCGCCCATTTCTGGTTCCATGTCATCCATGTTGCCCATTGGGCTCATGTCATCCATTTCGCCTTCTTCGTCGTCTTCGCCTTCTTGCATACCGCCGGTTTGGTCGCTTTGGATTTCGTCCATCATTGCTTCTACTTTGCTACCTCCAACACTCTCTTCGGCATACTCTTCGTCCATTAGACTTTCGTAAATGTCGCGACTTTTTTCTACTACGATTTCGTGAAACAATGCTCGAGCTTTGCCTTCCTCGTCATTGATAATGTGTTCAATTAGCTGTTCATATTTGTTCATTGGGAACTCCTTGTAATAATATGGCTGTATATTATTTACTAAAATACGCAGATTATGGGGTTAAATGGTGTTTTTTTGAAGGATTCTAACGGACTACATGGCTGCAGGGGCAGCAGCAGGGGGTTTGTATTGTGCAGATACTTTTTCTAGCTTTTTTTCGTGTTCTATTTTACGCACATCGTTCGACATACGCAATCTGTTTATATCTGCCAGAGTGAGTCTAGTTTTACGTAGATCACTCAGTTTCAACGGTGTTTGATCTAGGCTATCACTTTGGTAACCAGGTTTAGCTGGCTCAAATAATTCTGTCACTATCATACAGTTATTTACCCATTATTGCTCAAATTGCTGCGCCAGTGGGACCAGTGGGTGCTGTTTGTGCTGGTGCTGCTACTGGGCCACCAGCTGCTGGTGCTGCGGCGCCAGGTGCAGCCTCTCCTTCTGGGGGAGCTTCCTCTGGTGCTACATTTTCTAGATCCGATGCGATACCTCCGGGACTGATACCAACATTACGCAATGAAGGATCTGCTGCAGGTGCATTATCAACTTCGCCTTGCTCTTCTGCCCACATGGTTTCGTTTTCGCTCATTTCCTGCTCACTCATACCCAAATAACGTTTCATCAAGAAACGTTTACTAAAGTAAGGATAAGCTTCTAGCGATGTAAATGTGCTGATTTTAGCTGTATCAATGTCAGCTTGTCTGTATTGTGCAAAGTTTTGTGGTGGTTCAAATACCAATTCAAATACCTGGCTATCAATATTGACACCACGCCAGCGCATGAAAAGTTTGAATTCTTGATCTAATTTTTCAATCACAGCACTTTGTAATCGTTGACAGTATTGATTAAAACGCCATTCTTGTATTAGAGCTGTACCAACTCTACCGTCATTGAACGCTTGAGTTCCGTCCTCAAGACCCACTGGCAAATAACTTGACGGAATACGTAATCCGCGGAATAATTTGTTAGTGAAGTATCGTAAGTCTGTAATTTCGCCTAGATTGCTTGCACCCGGTAATGTATCAACACTTGAACCACGTCCGTCAGCTGTCACTGGGAAAAAGTAATCTTCCATTTGTGCCAATGGATTGTATGTGGCATCCATCATGTTGGCACCGCCGCCACTTTGAGTAGGGATTCTGCGCTGACTGATTTCGTTTTTGATACGCTCAACAAACGCCATGGCCATGTGACTGGGCATGTTACCTACATCAATTTTGAATACCCTACGCTCAGGTGCACGTTGCACACGATAGATAATAATACTGTCTTCTAGCAGTTCTTTTTGTTTGAACACTTTGAAAACGTTTTCTAGTACACTGGTACCAAACGGCCAGTAAACATCCAATCCTTCAGTCAAACTCAAATGTACCACATGTTCAGAATCAATAGCAGCTTCGTTTTGTGCTCGGCTAAATCTGCCGCCGCCGCCTAACGGCACATTGGGCTGTACATAACTACCACTGGGTCCGCCCACTTGCGGATGATTCATGTACTGGTCGCTGGTGGTAACTGCGGTAACTGTTAAATTTTCAAAATTGGGATTTAGATCTTTGAGAATGTACTGTTCGGGTTTTTTGCCTTCACTTTCATTTACAATCACTTTGACAACTTTGCTCATTTCTACCCAAAACAATTTGAAATTTTCTGGGTCTCTAACAAACACTTGATCACCGTATTTGATAGTGTTTCTTACAATTCTGAATATTCTTTTATTAAATTCATTCAATGTAACCCATTGAGTCAGTTGTTCTTTGATAATTTTGATTTCGTTGTCTGTGGGATTGTCTTTGAATTTAACATCAAACGGTGTATTATTGGCTTCATTCTTTTGAGTCATAAACTCAGAAAGAATATCCAGTGCTGCATTGATCTCCGAGTCCATGTCCATTTGTTCGTATTGGTTGTAGCGTTCAATACGGTTAGGATGCCCAATATACACATCAGGAAGATTACTTTGATAGTTTCTGTAGCCCGGATCGGGCATGCGCCCACCGCCAAGTGGACTGATGTTACTAGGTAGATTTGATGATTTAAAGTATTTTTTCCAAGACATGAATTGTTCCGAGTATGCTATATTTACCGCTGTTTATGCGTTGTCTGCTATTCTTTTAGTGTAATCAACATTGGTTTCCATGGTAGCTATCAGCGTGTCCATTTTTTCAGTGTATTGTTGCATCAGTGACTGTGATGCCTGACTGTCTGCTGTCATGGTATTTTTTAAATCTGTCAAGGCAGTAGTCATTAAATTTGGGCTGTTGAATAAACCAGCCAATGTTTGTTCTGTGTCAGCCGGAGCAGCAGCGCCAGTTTTTCCGGCCAAATTCTCAAGCATACTGGCTGGATTTCTTAATGCTACACTGATACTATCTGCTGATGGAGTATTTGATCTTCCTTGTAACTGTGCCAAGGCGCCACCTTCACGATTCCCGCTGGTTGTAGTACTAGGACTTCTACCAAATTTGTCCACAGACTCGCTAAATCTATTTGCTGCGTCCAATTGAGTGTTACTTGCTGCTGTAAAATTGGTACTTACACCACTCATAGTAGCATTAGTTTCTCTACTGCCTATAACCAATTGATCCACAGATTGCATCAACGATGGAACATTCGACAACAGGTCCAACCCTTTTAATGCCTCTAGGGTTTTTTTCATTGCATCTTCGTTTTGCTTTTCTAGTGTGGGAGTTTTTGATCCGCCTACTGTTACCATTTTTGTCATAGACTCAGTAAATGCGCCTGAATATTTAGGCATTTGAACTTCTCTAAATTTTGTGTCCAGTTTAATAATTGATTCAGTAAGTGGATCTGTACCTCGTTTCTTTAAATTTTCAAATTGTTCCGTAGTGCTTCCTACTATGTCTTTGAGATCTGTTTGGCCTTTTCTTCCTTCGTTGGCTTGATTTTGCAACATGCCTGTAACGTCACCTAGTCCACCGGTGGCCAAAGTTACTGCACCTAGAGTCTCACCGGCTGCAAGAGCTTCATCTTCTAATGCCTTGCCGTATTTCTTCATACGTTCTTGCTGTCTTGCCTCTAAGTCAGCTGCCGTCAGTGTTTTATCTGCTAGATCGGCTTGTGCTTCTTCTAGTACTCTTTTTCGAGTAGGACTTTGAGCAAGTAAAATATTTAGATTTTTATCAACAATTGTACCATCAAATGCAGTCATTTGCTGTATGCCTTTTTGCATGTCTGCTGGCATCAATTTGATCATGGCCTGGAATTTTTCCATGGCCTGGGGATCTTGTGATTTTCTTAGCTTTGCTTGTACGGCCAGTTGTTCGCTAGCAGCTTGTGCTCGAGCTTGTGCTGCTTTGGCATCTTCGCCGGTATAGGCCGAAATGGACTTTAGGTTAGTCATGTACTTGGCGGATTCTTCTGCCAGTTGCCTGCTACTTTTAGATCCCAGTGTACCAGCTTGCTGCTGTAGAGTCATGTAATCAACAATACCTTGAGATTGATCTTCATAACTGATGCCCATGCGGTAAAGTTGTTCTCTTAGACTCTGAGAACCATCAGTTAATTCGTTCAATTGATTGTTTACACTTTTTAATCTTATTACACCACCTTGTACTGACCCACCAAATTGTATCAACTGTCCCGTATTCCTAGTGACTACATTGGTCATTTCACCTGTAGTCAAACGCATCTCGTTTGAAGTTCTGCGGAGTTCAGTTAATCCGTCTACAAAACTATTTCCTGCTTTTACTTGGGTTTGATATGCCAAAGTAGTTGCACTTAATTCTGCACCTAACAAGGTGTAAGCTTCTTTTCTTGCTTGTTCTTCTTTTGAAAAAACTGCCAAGATACCAGCAGTACCCGCAGTTAGTCCAGCACCAAATCTAGCAACAGGATTTGGAATCATGGCCAACATTTCTGCTGACAGTGCCAGCCCGCTAGACAGCCTATTTAAAATATCAATGTTGCTTTGTATACCAACCTGTTGTTGTCTCAAAGCAGCAGTGGTACCACTGACACCTTGTTGATAACTTTCAGCAGCAGCAAACACTTGATTCTTGAAAAACGAAACAGCTTCAATTATACCACCTTTGACCAAGGCACCGGACATTTGGCCGGCTGCATCGCGCATGATTTGTCCGGCCATCTTGGTTTGTTCAGCCAACATGGCTTGACCAGCTGCTGAGCTTTTGGTTGCCCGATCCAGACCGTCAAAGTCAGTCATCAGTCGCTGTAGAGCCTGACTGTTACCTTGTATGGTTCCTGTACCACGTTGCATTTCCATACGCAGTCTGGCCATACTTTGTCCTACACCAGCTATACCTGCTCGCGAATTACCGGCAGCTGCACCCAGCTGTGATAACGCTTGTAGTGCTTGTTGGATTTCTGCAGGAGTCATAATTTTAGCCTATAAATATTCATATATCAATTATTTATAGGAATCAAAAATGGATCAAAAACCCGTAAATCCCCTTCGTGCTCATTTTAGACAACCGGCAATTTACTTGCAATTGCCCAGCAAAGGTCAGTTCTGGGGCACCGGGCTTGACTTGCCTGAGGTGGGCGAGCTACCAATTTACCCAATGACCTCACGGGACGAAATAGTTTTAAAAACTCCTGATGCTTTACTAAATGGACAGGGTGTAGTAGATGTGATACAAAGCTGTTGTCCGAACATTGTGGATGCCTGGCAAATGCCCGGGGTAGATGTTGATCCGGTATTGATAGCAATACGAATAGCATCATACGGCAGTGAAATGCCAGTGGACACCAAATGCCCACATTGTGGTGCCGAAAACACGTTTGACATTGACCTAAATACTTATTTGGATAACGTAAATCTACCCAACTACAGTAAAAAAATTGATGTTGCTCATGTTAAAATCAAACTAAAACCACAAAATTACGCCAGCATTAACGAAACAAACAAGATAAACTACGAAGAACAAAGAATACTAGAAAACCTGGGTGTGCCTGATTCCGAGGATCCGGTCAAACTTGATGCTTATAAAAAACATCTAAATCGACTGATAAAATTAAATGCCAAGTTGTTGGTTGATACTACCGAATACATTGAAATTCCAGAATCTAGCACCGTGGTCACTGAACCAGAATTCATTGAGGAATTTTACTTCAATTGTGATGCTGAAATTTGTAAAGAAATACAAAATAGACTGGTAGAGATCAACAAAGAAGGTGCTGTTAAACCACAAACAGGCGAATGTACCAGTTGTTCAGACAAATACGATATATCCTTAGTGTTCGATTACGCAAGTTTTTTCGGAAAACGCTCTTAACAAAAAACACCGAAGAAATACTCGGACTGGTTAAGAGCTACGAAAATCAAGTAAAACAAATCAAAGACGAACTGCTAAGATTCTGTTGGTTCATGCGCGGTGGTATATCCTACGCAGATGCCATGTTGCTGAGCAATGAAGATAGACGAATTATCAATGAAATTATTAAAGATAATTTAGAAACTGCTAAGAAATCAGGAATGCCATTCTTCTAAGACTAACTTCGTTAGTCTATTGATTTCGCTTACGCTCATCAATATTGTTTTAGAGATTTCATCTAGATTAATCAGTCACTCTTTGCCCAGGGCGGGCAAAAAATATAGTGTACTTCATCTGAGTAGCACAGTCACTGATATTAGAGCATTACAGAGGCGGTTGTCCTGTACCTCGAGCTCCGTTCTTGTACAACGGCGATTTGTTAAACATATATCAGCATATCTAACAAACGTGCAGTATCGCTACTGCGTCTTTTTAGCCTTAAAATCATCTTCAAACAATCAAATCGCGGCGATTAGCGATCGTCATCCTTACGGGTAGTGATTGAGTGCTCGTTGCAGCGGCGAGTCTTCCATCCCTGCGTATTACTACCAGGTATAGGGCACACGATATTGGCCTGTGCTAGCTTAACTGCCTAACTTGTTTTTTATGTGGGAGCCATGGACACGAACGCTGATCTGTCCGTTATAATATGCATCTGATTCTAAGACTTGGTGTCTAAATTGTTCTCGTGCTTCGATGTATGAGCATTGTGCTTTGGAAGTGCAGTAGTAGAGTATTTCTCGTTTGAAGTTTTCATGACCTAGTGTCTGTATGTCTTTGTTTAATTCGTCGTTTGAGCCATAATATGTGAGCCAGTCGCTGTCTATTTTACTTCTAATTTTTTTCTTCTTTTTGTTGCCGTTTTTGAGTTTGACGACTTTGTAGGTTGTTTTTGCAAATTTGGCCAGTTTTTTACCAATATACTTTCGTCCAGTGATTAAATTAGTGATCAAATACACAAAACCCACACAATCTTCGGGTAGAGTTTCCACTGTAGTAGTTTCGAATATCCATGACATACAGTGTAATTATCATTTGTTAGTCTAATCTGTATTTTTTTAACATCAATTCGTCAGCACTGGTAACACAGTTATCAAGCCGACAAGTAGTGGTATTGGTCAAAAGAGCAAACGATTGATCCACTAAAGAACCCAAATAATCGTTGTTACATTCGCTACTCCACACGCTGCCGTCTGCATGTATATAAATTCTAGAGAAACCCGCTTCGCACTGCCAATTTTTAAAATTATCTAAGTTGTTGGCATTCAATGCGGTGGAAAATATTTTTGAAGTTTCCCCATCATCGTAAAACACTGTACAATTGTAATTTTCGTCGTTTTTTAATTTAATCATATGATTTTATTTTAAAAATAGGATGTGCTCTAGTTTGTCTGGTCATATCAATATGGTCGGCCAAATCATAATGAATATTATTTTGCTGACAAATTTGAATGAATTTCTGTACAGAATTACTGGCCCACGGTTCGGGCATAATTTTTATCATGAAACTTTTATTGCCAATTTCTTTGGCATACGCATTACACGCAACAGCCGAATTAAAAAATTTTTCTTCATCTAGATATTCAGTATGAGTGGAAAACGAAATCCAGTCAAAATATTCAAATAGATCCAGGTAATAAGATTTACTGGCACTACCGTTGGTACACAAACCCAGCTGAAATATTCTATCTTTAAATGTATCTCGTAGCCATTTGACAAATGGCAATAAATTTTTATTCACAGTTGGCTCACCGCCCGACAGCACCAGTTTATACAGTTTGTTGGTATGTTTTGTTTTTTCGTAAACTTGATTCCAGTAACTTTGTAATTCTTCTAGACTTAACACTTTTCCTTGATTGTATTCATGCCGAACGTCACCGCAATACATACAGTCGTAATTGCATCGCAGATGCATGGTCCACGTTATACTGAAAACATCGTCAATGGGTTCAATGCGTACTATTTTGTTCATGTTGCAAATTGCAGTAAAATATTATTTCTTCAACACAGGTATTTGAATTAATGTTTGTGCTATAATGAATAAAATCACCGATGTCTGTTAAATTAATTCCGTTTCCGGTCCAGTTTGATCTACTACGACTAAGTTCTGTATCTAATCTATCTAGTGTAATTAATGTTGTTTTAAAAGAAACTAGATTTTGTTTAAATGCTTGGGTGCCCTGCTTACTTGCATGACTTAGCGCAGCTTTGCTGACTCTATAAGTTTCAAATCTAGGTTCTGGTGCAACTGTATGCTTTTCACCAATTGATCCAATATTAAAAATATGTCCGGTCTTGCCCGCAGCCTTCCACTTGTCGTATATGGCAATATACAAGTTTGTTTGTGCAAAGTTTGCCCAGGATTCTTGTGGAGGCCCATCAAACGCATTATTGATAACCACGTCATACATGACGCTTTTATCGGCAATTTCTTTTACATGTTTGGTAATATCATAACCAGTTTCGCGGCTGAGACTGTCGCCGTCAAATGCTTCAACTAGGTGTTTACCTAAACCTCGATTACCACCAGTGACTAAAACTTTCATCTCTTGGATCCTCCTTGATCCCATACCTTGGTAAATTTTTCACCGCAAGTCATTGCACATTCCATAATTTTATTTGGACCAGTCCAGCGATTGGTCAATTCTTCCCAAAATTTAGATTTAAAAATATTTTCTAAACAATGTTGATTTATATCAAGCTCGTTATAGTAACGTCCTACAAACTCTTGCACTTGATTACCACCGGTACTAATAAAACTTGCTACATTGGCGCCAGGCATATAATCATCGTAGAATCTAGCATCGTGTAAATTGTGTTCAAAAAAGTTACACGGCAATACCAATCCTTCTGCAGTGATAACAACCTTGTTTCCTAGTAACGCATCACATTTGATTGGTGTTTGATCAAGATACTTTCTAAAGCCTCCATACATTTTTTTTAATATTTCAATTTTTTGCACACTTGGGTTCTGCCACTCAGCGCCAACCGGTTGCTCAAGAACATACAATATTTTTTTATTCTTATCCAGCACAGGCCAATTTGGATATGCACACTCGTTTGTATGATTATAAAAACGTCCGGTCTTTCTTGGCAAAAAGTTAAAGAATCCATACTCTTTGCTCAATGCTCGTGCAGTCTCAACTTGGTGTTCGTTGTGTTTAAAAACAATATAGTTCCATTGTGCTCTACCGCCTGCACCAATAAATGCTCGTGCATTACGCATGGCAACAGCATATTTTACATTACGTCTGTACAAATGTAAAGTATCTTCTAGCCCGTCGAACCCAAAATCAATTTGACCGTAGCCATTCATGATAGTGGCAATTTCTGCCCAGTAACGTTCGTCGTGTACACCACCGTTGGTATGAATATACAACCACAACGTTGGATGTTTGCGTCTAAAGTCTTGTAGTATATCTAGAAAGTCTGGATGCATGACAGGATCACCATAACTACCACAAAAGAATATTTGTTTTAACTTTCCGCAATGCTCGACACCAAATGCTGCATCAATAGCTTCGCGACTTAAATGCACCAACGGCATATAAGGATTAATGCCAGATCCTTGTATATTTCTAGGACACTGAGGACAGGCAGCATTACAATAGGTTGTAATTTCCAGTTGATACTCATTGATGTTATCAAATTTAAACATCTGGTAAATCTTTAAAGAAATTTTTAGCCATGGTTAGTGTGGCACTATTTGTTTTAAATATAGTTCCTGCTAGTTTTGGACCAGGCTGTCTTAAATCAATTAACCATGCAGCAGCTGGAGTAGCAAACTCTAATTTCCATGCACCATTGTGCCCTAGATATAAATTAGGACAAATAAAATACGGTTCGTCGTTGGTCTTGTGCATATACACAGGAAAGAATTTTCCTGACCATAATTCAGACTCCAGCATGACATGATCTAATTTTATACTTTTTATCTCAACATGTTGATCAATATCAACAGAACCGTCCTTGTTATACGTATGATGTTCGGGTAACTTTCCGTAGTGTACAATAGTCAAATCATGTCCGCCGTCGATCAAATCAATGTCGAACTCGTAATGTTCTTGTGCAATACCATCATACAATGTTAAGTAATCATCGACGACAATTTTTATCATTGGATTACCTAGTCTACGCTCAACAGTAAAGTCTATATCTAATTTCAATGTATGACCCCAGCAAGTCTTGCTAGACGGTCTTGATATTCGTCCATCATTATTTTCATTTGATCATCGCCTTTCCAAAACGTATACCCAAGAGCAACTGCATGTTCCTGTGCCCTGATTCTACGCATGACACGTTCTTTATAAGTTAGACCAGGATTATCCTCGCAGATCCATGCTGTTCCTTGTGGGCGTTGATTGTTAACGCCAACAATCTTTAATGTATCAGGACGATTGTACAACTCAGTGCCTTCTTCAATAGTTAATGTAGTTCCTAAATTAACACCAATAATAGTACCATCGGCCACATAACGTTGATACTTGGTTAACATGTTTAGTGTTTCAACAAAGTCTTGTTCAGTTTCTGTAGGAAAACCAACAATTATCAAGAAGTAAACATGCATTTTGTGTTTGCTGTACTGCTCTATGTTGTAATCAAGATCTTCGCCAACATAGCCTTTTTTCATATGACCACGCACACGGTCGCTGCCCGTTTCAACACCAATGACCATGGTATCTGCTCCAGCCCGTCCCATTGATTCAAAATCACCAGGACGAAATGTTCGATCATTGTGTACAATGGCATGGCTACTGTAACTAAAATATCTGTCAGGCAAGTTGTTTGTTTGATAATATTCGATTAGTGTATTATTGAACTGTCTGAAGTCTTTGACACTACCATTGCATAGCGCATCATGAAAAAAATAGTCACGCACACCATATGATTCGTAATAATGAATCATTTCGTTGGCCAGCTGGAGACCAGTTTTAAATCTGAAACCTCCTTGCATAGTAGGAATATCACAAAAGTTACAATTACGTACACAGCCTCTGCTGGTCTCCATTGGAAGCACACCAGTGGCATATCCACTTTGATATTTGGTTATATCAAAGTCGTCAAAATCCATTGGCACATGAGTTTTAATGTTGCTACGTTCAGCTAAAAAATCTGTATCAATTCCAGCAACATTATAGTTGCCTTTGATTATTTCTGGAATGGTAGTTTCAGCTTCGCCACGTATCCAGTGATCGATCAAGTGTTCTTTTTTTAAATAATGAGCAAATTCTGGACGTTCGCTGTAGCTACCGTTTTCTTCTCTAATGAGTCCTTGCCCGCCCACAATTACTTCAATGGTGCTAACAAGTCTAAATCTACGCAAAAACTCTTCAACAAATCTCTGAGCTTGCCAACTAAAAATACTGATGAACAGTTTTTTTGGTTGCAATACAATTATCTGTTGTGTCCAACCATCAATGAAGTTATGAAACTCTGTTGCAGCCGTTGCTGATAGTGTTTTATTTTTTACAAACAAGTAGTCATCAATTTCGTTAAACAATACAGAGTCAACAGAATTTTTAAAATCAGTAAAATAATTAATATTAATATCAAGTATTTTACTAGATAAATTGTGCTCTTTTATTATTCTTTTAATAATAGCCGGAGCAGCAGCCGGGCGTACCGGAGCCACTCTTGGGATTGAAAGAATAACAGCATAAATTGACATAATTTATTTTTTAATAGGTATTACCTGTTTACTTTTTATATTACTTTTTAATTGACTCAAAATAGATAAAAATTCGTCGTTGACTCTGGGTTGGTTATATTGTAATTGTTTGCTTAAAAAATGCAACTCCATTCTTCGTCGAATTCGTTCTGCATAAGTCAATGTGGGATTGCTTAAATTGATCCAATTTGATTCTCCGTAAAATTCAGAATTTTTGACTTCACTAATTAACGGAAGACTATGTCGGTGATTGAGATCCAACGGAGACCCTGGCAAAATACCTGTAGTATAGCCCCACCGTATCATTTTAATAACACGACTCAGAGCATATCGTTGATAACGATATAGTCCTTTTTTGTTTTCTTCGTGATCTTGTAACGTTTCTGTTGGGTACCCTACTTGCATGAGAAACGTATTTTTTATACCATATTTACCGCTGGCATACAAATGAAAATCAATGTCATCGTTGGAAAACTTTTTGCCCATGTGGTATCTAACAGGCTCACTGAATGATTCTATACCCACTATCAGGTCCTCGCAGCCGGCTTGTTTCATCAACTGAAAATCTTTTTCAGTAAATTGATTCTTAGGCCGGCAAATGAAATCACCTTTGTATCGTAACTGTTTGAGACTGGGATATTGTTCTTGTGCAGCTACAAGCAGTTGATTTAATTTTTTAAATTCACTCAAACTACCGTTAATCAGATTATCTGTGAATTCAATTAGTGTAACATTGTAATTGAGATGATGGTGCAATATTTCTTCAAAAATATGAGTGGCTGATCGGAACCTGAACTTACCCCAGATGTGTCCAACATCGCAAAAAGTACAGTCACGCACACATCCTCTGCTTCCGGTTATGTATGCACCTCTCACACCGTGATGCAAGTAATCATCAGGTGGAATTTTGTCGTAGCAGGCAAAAGGCACTGTATTCAAATCATCAACCACATGCCGATGGGTAGTATTGTTCCAACTGTTGGGATCTTTGATATACGTTTGAAAACTAGACTCAGCTTCGCCTAAAATATAAGCATCAATATTTTTGCACTCTAGATGTTTTTTGTAAAAAGGTTGTTTGTTGTTGTCAGGATCGGCAAAATCAGCACCGTGCCCGCCAATAATAATTTTGCTGTCAGGATATGCTTTTCTCAACATAGGCAAAACTATATTTCCGGCACGTAGAGTTTCGTAGGTAAACATGCTTACTGCAATAATTGAATATTGTATTTTGGGAAGCGACGATTCTACTAGATTAACAAAATTGCTAGCGTCATAGCTACTGTCAATGTAGTACGAAACATAACTTTGCAAATCTCGCCATTGAGTTGGCTCTAAATTTTTGACACATGCAAGATTAATATCAAGCACATCATAATCAACTCCGGCTTTTTTGCATATACCTGCTAGTCCAGCAATGACCGCAGGTGATCGCTCGGCTTCTTGTCTTGGTAAATTAACGAGTAATACAGTATCCATGATTCTCTAACAAGTCTACTATTTCCTGCTCAAAATCTGAATCTTGTTGATAGCCTAAATATTTTTCTTCGGCCTCATGATCATGATGACCTTGAATGTATTCTAAATCTTGCTGTCTGTGATATTCGTACAACCAATCAAACAAATTTTTTGATAACGTGTATGTTAACTGTCCATTAAAATACAAACTGTCACTTTTGCAGTTGCGTTCTGGTGTATAATTGATGTCTTTTAAAAAGCTGTCTGAATAAATTATAGTTGCCTGGCCATAACATAGTAAATCTGGTAGCAATATATCATCAGCCCAAATTTTAGTAACTTTAAAAAATTTATCTTCAACTATTTGATTATCAAGCACAATGGTATCGTGATCAGTTTTATTTTTATGTATAAAAGATATTTCATTTGTCTGATCATTGTTGATATCCAGATCAATTGTAAATTCTGCACAGTCAGCAATTAAAGAGCTAACAACTTTATGATTTACTTGTATTTCAATTTCAGGACCTTGGCTGTTGACTAATCCGCAAAATAAATTGAACTTGACAATCATTGAATTTCTACATCGGTGTTATAGGTTGTAAATCCATTTTCTTTAATTACACTGAGCACATTGTTTACACGCCCTGCTAGCTCGTCCTTGTGACTAACAAGCCAAACACTGCGATTACCCTCACGGGCCATTTTCTTTAGAATAGCTAGACTGTTTTCAACACCCGAGCTATCCATACCTGTGTCAATAACTTCATCAATGAACAACAAGTTGATGGGTTGATACAAACTTTCCCACACATCACGGAAAGACCAACTTAAACTTAATATAAGTCTGTTACGCTCGCCCCTGCTCAAGTTATCAAAGTCTAGCTCACGTCCCAGCTCCTCGATGCTGACTGTCAAGTCGTTTTGGAATTTTACAGTGTGCGGCAAGCCAATACGATCCAAATACTGGCCTAGTCTAGCATTCAAGTAACTTAGGTTCTGATCAATAATACGTTTACGTATGAATGAATCTTTGTTAGTTAACAGTTTAAGCAAGAACTCTTGATGTTCTTTAACATTGGCCAATTCATTAATATTATCATAGTTGATTTCTTCTAAGGCCTGTGTTTGCATTTCGGCGATTTGTTCTGCATAAGGATCTACCTCTGTTTCTTTTGCAGCTAATTGTTGACGTAAGTTTGCCAGTGTATTTTTATGATTGATAGCATCTTCTTTGGTATCATAAAACACCGTGGGCATTGGTCCAGGTTTCCCTAGTTCTGATAGTGTATTAATGTGTTCTGCAAGTTGTGTATCGTTGGCAAGATATTGTAAACTGGTTTCCTGCACAGCAGCACGTTTTTCATTTAACACTTGTTCATGTTTGTCGTCGTGCATGACTTGCCCGCAAGCATAACATTCATGCTTCTCAAGTTTTTCTATTTCTGTTTTTAATTTGTCTTGCGTTTTAATTAACTTTACTTGTTCTTGTTCGCAAGCAATTTTCCACTTATTAACTTCTGCTGCGGCTTTAGCCAATTCATTCTGTGCTTGCAATGCGTCGTGATTCAACAATTCTTGTTCAATATCTAAATCACCAATTGCTGTTAATGCTTTTTTTAATTCATCAATTTCGTTCAGACGTTTGATGTTCCACAAGGTTTGTCTACGCTTTGTGGAATCAATCTGTTCTTGTATACGTCCGTTGGCATCGTTAACTGCTTTAATACGGTACTCTTCGGCAGTAATGGCATCTCGAGTTGCTTTTAGTTGTTCTTTAAGGGTATCTGCCTTGTCACTAAGCATGGTAATGCCGAGCAACTGTTCAATGATAGCACGTTGATCATTTGCTTTAAGGGCTAGAAAAGGTTCAGTATAAGTGTTAAGAGCAACAATGTGTTTGAACATGTCATGGCTCATACCTAACATACGTTCGATTTCTGCTTGCGTTTCTCTACTGTCACCTTGTGATTCGTCAGTGATTTCTTGCTCTTGACCACCTACATAAAATGCCATGGTATTGGGCTTACGACCGCGTTCTATTCGATAATCAATACCATCTTTTTCAAACTCAATTGTGACCAACATGTTCTTACCATTTGTTTTATTGATAAGATTGTCTTTTTTGATATTGGTAAGAGCAGAACCGTACAAGGCATAACTCAGTGCATTGATAATAGTAGTCTTACCGGTACCATTACGTGCGCCTGTATCGTCTCCGCCCAAGTCTAGGTTTTGTCCTAGTACAAGAGTAAGGTCCCTACGATCAAACTGAACAGCCTGGGTAGAATTACCCACGCTCATGAAATTCTTTACTGCAAGTGTTTTTATTTTGAACATTATCTTAGGTTTACATTCTGTATACAGAATTTAGTTAATTTTTTGTATTCGTTTTTTTTAAACTGATTGACGTAAAAATTAAAATTATAGTTTAGTACATCTTGCATGCTAACGCAAAGATTCCGAAGATCATTGATTGATTTAGAACAAATCCATTCAATAATATCTGCAATGGCTATTATACGTTCATCAGGATCTAAAATATCATCATATTCTTCAGACCAAAAGTCGCCAAATGTTTTAAATCCAATTGATCTTAAATTGTCTACAGATCCTGACGGGCCAACAATAATAAATGGTCTTTTACTTATAATTGGCTTAATTGTTTTTTCACTTATGTATGTGGTTGGGTAATTATATACTGTCTCAGTTACTACATGCAAAAACGCTTTTTGTGATAAAGTACAATTATTGCTAACGGGACCGATTACGTCATCGATTACGTCTTCGTGAAAATTTTTAAAAATAAAATCGTCAGGCAAAGCCGCTAAAGATTCTTTAAGATTCTGATTTTTTACTAACCAGTTATGATTGATTCTAGTATTTGTTGATAATTGTATCAAATCAGGTGGGCTTGGCATTATAACTAATTATTCCATGGTCTAAGAGATTTTTTTGTTTAAGTAATGATATTAATGCGTGCCTGTGAAATCTGCTTACTCTGTTAAGAGCAAGATATTTTTCACAAATAGCATTCTCATTAATTTCTAATTCATGATTTATATCGTTATTGAGTAATTCAATTGCGTAATAATTAAAATAGGTAAGTGAGTCAATTATACATTCATTTGACGTCAAATTTTTTATATATTCTAATTGATTTATTATTTGTTGTTGAGTTAGTATTAAACAAAAATAATTTGGTATATCTAGAGACTGTAATATTCTGTGCAAATTCAACAAGGTTACTCCGACCGAGTCAGATAAATCATGAAAGTAATATTCTGTTTCGTAGTGTAAAAATATAAATCTATAATTTGATTTGTATGTTTCTTTTTTAAGATTTTTTAGTTCATCGTATAACTCAACCATGTTATGGTCGTACTCGCACAAAATAAATATTTTGTCAAACACAAAAAATTTTTTTAATATAACAATTGAGTCTGGCGAAATTATTGGATTATGCATAATCTAAAAGGTTTTTGCTTTATCTAAAAAATGATTCATTTAGTCCTTTAAAAAACCAGAAACTTGTAAAGTGAATTTATCCTGCATTCCTACATTTGCGCCCAAATGTAATATTGTGTCGTCCCACAACCATCCCTCACCTTGTTTCCAATGTGTATGCACTGTATCGTCAAATTGAATGATATGGCCTATCCTCCAATCTTCAAGATATATATTCGCCCGCACTTTGCATTCAGACCTATTGGGGAACTTTGATTTAATTTGATAGAAAGTATCACGATGCCATGGTATAACACACCCAGGCTGTTGTCGAATACTACTAACGCTAATAACTTCCATCCCAAGTTGCAAACCAATGGAATTGTAATCAATTTGATCTTGATTCCACCAAATCTGATTTATTTTGGTATTTTCGTAGCAATAAGAAGCCGGAAATCCTCCAAACTTTTTATGAATATCTTCTAATTCGTATACTTGATGCTTGATACAACTTCCTTCGTGCAGACTATAATTGACGTCTAAGAAGATTGAAAAATCAAAATTTAATTTGATAGATTTAATCATGGCTACCCTTGCTTATATTTAATGTTAATATTTTGTTGTCCCACTAAGTTAATAGTTTCGCCACATGTGATAGCACATCTTTCTAATCGAGATTCGCTATCCCACGATGACTTAATTGCAGCAAACCACGGACCGTCGATGATGTTTTTAATACTATTAAAGAAAACATTAGTAAAAAGATTCCCGCCTACATCGTCCATTAGTTTTTTAATTTTTGTGTAATCTGAAGATCTTTTGACTTCTATCCCGTAAAGACGATCGTGTAAAAATCCACATGGAAATACATATCCGTCTGCTCCAATATATACCATGTTATTTTTCATAAAGTAACAATCAATTTTGGTACTGGCTATGTATTTGCTAAGATTTTTGACTTTTATTAGTTCATACCCGGTATTTTTGTACAAATTGATGCTTGGAGGCTCTATGCTGTAAAGAAAATTATTATTTTTATCTTGTACATCAACCTTATTAATTAATTCGTGTGCTTTATTAAAAAATCTGCCTGTCTTTTTAATATTAAATTCTTTAAATCCTAACTTTTGACTTAATTCTTTTGCTGTCTCAACTTGATGTTGGTTATGTTTAAACACAATAAAATCCCATACAGCATAACCACCAGCATCAATGTAGGATTGAGCATTATTTAATATAGTTTCCCAACTGGTATTTCTTCTATATAGATGATTGGTATCATCAAGTCCATCAATGCCAAATGCAATAAAATTTACTAGTTTTGCTAGCTGTTGAAACGTTTCAGATTTTCCGGCTCCGCCGTTAGTATGTATTCCAATTTTAATATTAGGATTCACTGCTTTTAAATAATGACACATTTCTACTAAGCTTGAATTCATCAATGGATCACCGTATGTTCCGCAAAAATAAATTACTTTTAGCTGCTGTATAAAATCTTTTTTAATAATATTGATGAACTGGTCTGTAGACCAATTGATTAGAGGTAAGTCGGGCACAGTTTTGCCGCCATACACATTTCTAGGACATTGCGGGCAAGCTGCATTGCAGTAAGTGCTTATTTCTATCTCTAATAGAGATATTGATTCATATGAGTAGTTAGAATAATTCATCTTATAGCCGACAACCAATTACATTTTTGATCAATGGCAGTCTTGACTAATTCAACAACTTTGTCAATAGAAATTCCGGTAAAATTACTCATTGGCGACTGAAACTTACCAATTTCGATAGTAGTTACAACAACATTCTTAGACTCGTCAACTACTTTTCGATTATACTGACGGCCAAATTCACTTAAACTAAATTTTGATAGATTGTAGAAAAATCTGTTATCATCAATGCCAGGATAACTTGGCCACCAGGCACTCGTGCTGCTTATATTAATAATCTGTCCAATTCTAAGTTGTTGGTAATATTGGTCAGTTAGATATATTGGAGCAACAAGATTAGTTATAAGAGAGTCCCACGGATCTAATTCTACATCTGCAAATGTATTAATTACAATTTGTGGCGATGGAAAATCCTTAATCAATTTCTTACAGTCCTGTTTTGATTTAAAATCATAGGTTGGTCTACCGGCAATAACACTATCTTGCAAGTGATTTTGTAATGCTATAGCTAATGTGCTATTCCCGGTAATTAAAATCATAGGTTCCTATAAATGTCTAACAGCAAGTTTTTATTATATTGATCGCTTTGGATATTAGTCAGCTGATTGGTAACAATAGTATCAACACTTTCAAACATGATATTTCCAGTAATATCGTAGTTGATATCTTCCCCCACTGTTTTTTGCGGAATAAGTGTTATTTCTCTGAGATTGTAAGTATTTACAAATGTTTCTTTGATAAATGTAGCTTCTTCGTAACTGATGTCTACATCAAGATTCACACGCACATGCATACCTTTGTTTAGTAATGCATCGGTGTTAGCAAGCACATCGCTCAATTGGTAAACACGATATCTAGGTTGGTCAGGCCAAGCATGATATTCAGGCTCTTGTCCCCACTCCAGGATCATCATACCTCGTTCGTCGTCGTGATTGTCTGCGTAGTTGTGCGGGAAACAATTGCCAATATAAGTTATATTCTTTTGTGTTTGTCTTTTATGAAAGTGCCCAGTGAACACATGTTCGATACCTCCAAAGTCTTCACGTTTGACATCACCGTGATCGGGCATTTGTACCATGGCATTCATGTAGAATGTTGGTAATTCAAAATGTCCAAACATGTATTTGGCATTCAGTTTTGGAATCCGCTTATGATCATCACCGACGAGCCAAGGAGCAATAACCACGTCGCCGCTATGATACCAATCGTTACATATATGAACGTTAGGTAAGTGCCGTGCCCATTCAACACTTTGTACATCACGTTTGTCACGATAATAAAGATCGTGATTACCAGGAATAAAATAAACAGCGCCAAAATTGTCATTTAAATGCTCCAGAGCTCGTAGGCTATAATTGAGAGTAACAATATTGATACTGGCTCTATTGTTATGCCAGTCACCAAGAAAGAAAGCTGTTTCACAACCTTCCTCTTTGGCTTTGGCAGTAAACCATTTAATAAAATTTAAGCAATCGTCATTGTGTGTTTGACTGTTGCTTTTTAAGCCAAAATGAATATCAGTGCAGACTGCTGCTCGTTTGAATAAATTAGACATTCAACAATTATACAACATTGATAACAACAAAGTCAAACTCAATCGTCGGTAAAATCATTTGATGGAGTACTACCGCCCCACGAACCCATTCCCTGTCGAGTGTAGCTGGGAGTCAGCCCGTTCATTTCGAGTATATCGTCTCGAAGATTCTGGTTGCGCTTTTCAATGTTAAGGACTCGAGTGAAACTATTAGTGATAGCAGCAGTATAATAAGCAAAAGGATTTTGTGATTTCGATTCATCAAATTGTAGTCCTATCTGTGATAATTGTAGCAGAGCTTGTGATCGCATTTCATCGTTATACGTGTAACCACGCCAGTTTGAGCGTGTGGCATAGCGTTCACACAGTTTCATGAACATGTGAGCCAACTTGTTGGTCATGGTTCCGTGCTCTTTGGAGAATATACCAGCTTCCAATTCGCCCTTCCAGTGACTCTTGCCCACACAATAAGGAACGCCATTGTCGTCAATTCGATAATGTTGGAACGGTGGAAAATTAACTTTGGTATACTTGGTGGGAACAGCAGCAACTCCGTCGTCGTATTCGGTAAGCGGATCCTCATCATCATTGACCAATTGTGCTCGAGCTTTCTTGGGCTTACTAGTGTCTACCGGAACATGTTCCCATGTCATAATTCGAAAAACTATATCTGTAGTGACAATTTTTGTGGGTTTTACAGAAAAATCATCTAATTTTAATTTGGTGGTACTAACAGCTTGTGCAGCATCATAAGCAGCTCTGGTCAATCTTTCTGCTCGCAGTTTGCGACCTTCTGCGATGTTTTTCTTGTTGATCTTGTCCACACCGGGCAAAATTATGTCATAATGGCCATCATCTGGTGTCAAAAATGAGCAATATGTTGTTTTACTTTTGTGGATTTCTTTAAGAATGTCTCTGTTGTTTAGGTAGTTGTGTTTCATTCGTTTCCTTTAAATACACTGTTAATTTAACAAATAAATAATAAAAAAGCAAGAGGAATTTTTATGGCAGTAGTAACTAATGGTGGTGGATACGGACGTTTCACATCAGGCGACACGACGCAATCAACACAACAAAATATAGCCGAAGCCGGAAAACGGTCAGCTAACAACGGACAAGGAATATTTTCATCATTCAGTCCCAGTAACGGTAACCAAACCACTACAAGTGTTGATCCTGCAGATTCGCGACGAGCCAAGGCAGGAGTAGCAAAAGGTGGTGCAGCAATGACTAAATCATCAACACAGGACCCCAAAGTACAATTTGGACCATCAGATGATTCTGGCAACGATTGGCGTGTTAAAGTGAGCATAAATCCTAGTAGTAAAATATTATATTGGGATCCAAATACCACTGGTAGTCTTCCTGGGCTGATGGCACCATTAAAATTCACCGATGGGTTTATTTTTCCGTATGTGCCACAAGTTACAGTGTCGCACAGCGCCAATTACACATCGGTACCTCTTACACATTCAAACTATGCCCAATATTTTTACGAATCCAGCTCGGTGGCATCTATAAGCATTTCCGGAGAGTTTACAGTTCAGAATATTGACGAAGCAAAATATTTTTTAGCTGCAATATATTTCTTTAGAGCATGTACAAAAATGTTCTATGGCATGTCCGGAGATTATCAAGGAAGTCCTCCACCTATTGTTTATCTTGATGGCTTTGGGCAACACTATTTACCACATATTCCGTGTGTGATTATGAACTTCAGTCATACCATGCCCGGCGACGTGGACTACATGGAAGTAAACACTCCGCAATCAATTACTACAACTAAAGAAAAAGCCACACACTCTAGTTCTTATTATCCTACAAAATCAAGCAATCAAGGAACTGAATTGACAACTCAAACTATTAACACTGCTTTTAACCGGGTACCCACTTCTAGTACCTTTAGCTTGACCTTACAGCCAGTAATTAGTAGAACACAGGCAATTAATTTTGATTATCAAAAGTTTGCTCGAGGAGAACTAATTCCAGGCAAAGGCAGTTTGTTCTCCGGAGGATATTTATAATGGCAAAAACTACATACAGTGCATCTAGTCCATACTACAGAACTGGTACATTTGGTATTTTCTTAGATGTTATGACCAATAGACCCATTACAAAATTGTCTGATGACACACTGTATGAAATTGACAGTGTTTATGAATATAGACCGGACTTGTTGGCTTCAGACTTGTACGGTGACGGTTCGTTATGGTGGGTGTTTGCACAACGTAATCCCAATGTGTTAGTGGATCCTCTTTTTGATTTTGTTGCTGGAGCAAGAATCTATATTCCTAGATTGGCAACCTTGAAGCAAGACTTGGGAGTATAATTGTATGGCCACCGCCGCAGAGTCTAAACTTCGAAGTAATCAAGCAACACTTGCCACCATTGGCGAACAATATCAAGAAATTGACCGACAACGAAACGAACTGCAACGAAAAATAGCTGCCACCAGAGACACCACCGAAGCCGCAGCTTTACGTGCTCAACGTGATGCGTTTGATACTCAATTGAATAAACTTGACAACGATATAGATACACTCCAAGTTGAAAATAGTGATTTAAGAAACCAAATTCAAGCACAAGTACAAGCAGCTGGTCAAACAGCAGAACAAAAATTACAAAATACCAATACGGCCAACAATCCTGGAACAGGATCAGCTGACACCACACAAGACCCACAGCCGATCACCGACGATCAAAAACAAAACGTAAATCGAGCCAACTCTGGAGAACTGTCTAACAAAGTTCAACAAAGCCAAGACCCAACCGCAGCTAACAAACAGAATAATACCGGCGGATCCGGTCAAAACAAATCTGAATCAAATTTTGAAGGAGAAAAGGCCAACAACAATTCTAATTCTGTCAAAGGAAGAGATGTAACAGGTAAAACTTCTGACTATAGCACTGACACGTCGTATGCAGGCTTTCAATTGCCAAAGAACAAATTGCATGATTATACCAGTTACACATACAGAATCACATTGTTTTTATTAACAGCCAAAGATTTCAATGCGCTGGCCAGTAACCCAAGAACTTTTATACCAACATTTTCACTAATCAGCAGCGGTGCTGGATTTGCATCGCCGGGCGCAATTAACACAGAAACCACTAGACAAAGTACACCCGGTGGTGGATTTGAAGATGTTGCAACAACACAAACCAAAGCCGGCAGACATCCAGATTTTCAAACAGATTTTTTTATTGACAATTTGTCAATGACCACTATTGTGGGATTGAATGCCAAAAGCAAAGCGTCTAATGCAATTGAAATGGCGTTTAATATTACAGAACCGTATGGTTTGAGCTTGTTAGACAGATTGTTAAGTGCATGCGAAACTTGCGGGGACAAGAATACAAACTATATGGAACAGCCGTATCTACTGCAGATTGACTTGTTGGCCAGTCCCACTGATGAACAGCTGACTCGCCTGAAGCAAACTACCAATGTGATTGATTCAAAAAAAATAGCAATCAAATTGTTAGAAATGAAGATAAAACCTTCAGGTAGCGGGTCCACTTATGCCCTCAAAGCAATGCCGTACAATCATACTGCATTCAGTTTGAGCACGGCTGCTATGCCGGTGGCAATGAACGTTGAGGCCAGCACAGTGGGAGAGTTTTTCAGTACCACTGATGACCTTGTTAAATTATTTTCTGGAGAAATTAAATCGCAGGAAGAAAGATTGGAGAGCGATTTAAAAGCCTGGGTCGATGAATTCTGGAGCACTGGTGGGTATGCCCCAACACCTGAACAAATTGAAAATCAACGACGTGCGTTAAAAAATGCAATTGCGTTTAGAACTAAAAGTTTAACAGCGGCGTATAACGCTTACACCGCAGATATAGCCAATCGGGAAAAATTAAGTTTAAGCAAACTGCCTCCTACCAAGATTGCTTTTAACATACCTGACAAAGCAATATCAGATTCGCCAATTGTGGACGCTACAGCACAGAGCACAGATACAAAAATGCAAGATCAAACTGCCACAGTAGGCAAAGCAGATCCGCAATACAAAAAAACTCAAAGTTTTGCTATAAACCCAGGTACCAGTGTACTAGACATCATTGACATGGTCATGGGCAAAAGCGAATATGTAAAAAATCAAATCAAAACATTAGGCAAGGAAAACAATACCCAAGCTGAGCAAACAGAGTACAACAATGGCAGACCAGCAAGAGAAGAAGAGAAAAAACCCGCTACGCCATTGAAATGGTATAAAGTGATACCAACAGTGGCCTTAAACGACTTTGACGCATCGAGAAATGCTTATAGTAAAACAATACTGTATTCTATTTTACCGTATAGTGCGGTGAACGCTTATCATCCCAACTTTCCAAAACCCACTGCACAAAATAATCAACAGTCTGTTGTTAGAGAGTACAATTATTTTTATACCGGAAAAAATCAAGATATTACAAGACTTGATATAGATTTTGATAGCACTTTTTATACTCAACTGACCACTTATAGAAATCAAGTTGCTAGATTAGGAACCAGTAGAACCAGCGACGCCGGTGACATTCCGGATTCACAATTTAGTACCAATGCGGCCGCACAACAAACAAATCCGCCAACAACTATTCAATATAGTGGGTCAAACAAAGATGCAAATTCTATGAATACGTCTACCAATCCCAACGAGAAAATAGTTGCAGATCTTAAAAAAAGTCTTTATACCAGTCAACGTGGCGACGCACTGAATATCAAGTTGCAGATCATTGGGGATCCAGATTTTATCAAGCAGGATGACATATTTTTTAATCCAGGCAGTCCTGAAGAATATGCTAAATTGTTAGGCGAGCGATTTGCCAATTCAACTGCACCTATTGCTGCATCAGGTCAAATATTATTTGATGCCGAGCAAGTTAATGTTCGTGTACAATTTAAAAATGCAGTAGACATAGACGATTCAATTGGTATCGTTAACAAGCAAGATATATTGACCAATGGTAGAACCACAGACGGAACTTTCAGTGGAGTTTACAAAGTGCTTCAAGTTGAAAGTAATTTCAGTCGAGGAGAATTTACTCAGACTCCTGACTGTGTTGTTTTAGGTGCAGGCACTGATATTT